GGCTCTCTCGGTTCCGGCTTCTCCGGCCATTCCTGTTTCTTGGCCATGTGCGGCCCCTTTCGGTATCAGCTTTTCCTGTCTCTGGCGGACCTGCTCCAGAGTCTTTTGCAGCCGTTCTCTTGCTTTCGGGTCCTTTGTCGCGCGGAGCTTCTGCGTAATGTGCTCTTTCTGTCTCTCCGCGAAACGCCAGGCATCGTATTGCTTTACGAAGCCAGCGATATCCTCATTCGGCCAACCTTCAAGGTCTATTCCGGCCTTTTCCGCGTACAACATCGCTTTCTTTCGTTCTCCTTCGGAAAGCGTTACTTGCCGTTTCTCCCCTTGCCCCCGCACTTCTTCCTGTGTTTTTTCATCGTGAGATGCCTCCGTTGTCGATTTTTGCTCTTCCGCAAACGGAACGGGGTTCTCCCGCTCGTATTCAAGCGCTGCTTCCACCAGTCGCTGCTGCACATCTCCCAGCTTTTTACCTTCCAGGAAGTTGCCGATTGCCTTGCCCACTTCCGCCGGTGTGGTCTTGCCCCACGTATTCAGCCACGGAAAGAGCTGGGTCTTGTTGCTCCTTCCGTTATCAACCGAACCTCGCTCCCAGTAATCCGCGCGGAGTTGCGCCATGCGCAGCATGTCCCGGTCAGCTTCGGTGACGGTGGAAAGGATTGATTCCGGGGCTGGGGGCTTGGGGCTGGAGGCTGGTGTATCGGTTTCCGGTGCTCGCCAACCATTGCGGAGTCGGTCCATCACCTCTTCCGGCTTGACTGTTTCCTGTGCGCCGGTTTCAGGATTTACCAAGACAACATTGGCGTATTTGGGGCTGGATGACGTTGAACGCTCATCCTTCTTCTTGTACGACTCCAGGATTCTCTGGTCGTACACCCGGAGTGGTTCGCCATGCTGGCGCATCAGATCCGTCCGGCCCGAACCGACCATCTGCTTCGCCCAGTCGCGAGCCTCATCCAGCACCAGTTCATCCGTGGTCTGCGTCGGAGTGATAGATGGTATAGTTTCTCCGATGCTCGGAACCGTACCAATGTTTCCGGCAGGGGCAGCCACATCGCCAATTGCGGGAACGACGGTTCCGGCGCCTGTCTCTACTGCACGAGTCAACGGACCCTTCGGGGCCTCCGGGATAACCGGCTGTTCTTCGGCCTCTGCCGCTGTAACCGGGTGAGGCGGTTCCTCGGTCGCTTTCCAGGGGTCAATTTCAACAGAATCAGGTTCGAGGTTCGAGGTTCGAGGTTCGAGGTTTTCCTCGGTCCCCGGTCCTCGCTCCTCGCTCCTGCCGCTCATCACCCCGCCGACACCGCCGAAGGCCACGCCTCCAAGCGCACCGGCAGCGGCTGAGTTGAGTACACGGCTGCGCGCGTCCTCACCGAACATATCGTAGGACGGGTCCACCGCCTTGCGGTTGATGATACTGAGGATTTCTTGTGTCGCCTCCTGCCCGGCTTCCTGGGGAATGGTCTTGCCCAGTTCGACACCTACCCTCTTGAGGATATTTCCCTTCATCGCCTGACGGGCCGGATTCGTGAAAACGTCAATCAGTTCCGCTTCGCCGCCCAGCAATTCGGAAAGCCCTGAAAGGGTGCCAAATACCGCAGCGGAATAGGGGTTGTCCTTCCCCTCCTGCATCCCTTCGCCCCACATGCCGCCCGCCTCGATGGGCGCCGTTCCGGCAACGATACCGGCCTTGGTGCCGAGATTGCGGTACAGGGCCTTTGCCGGGAGGGATTCCACCATCTCCTTTGCCATTGCCTTTGCGGCCTGACGCTCCACCCCCTCCTTGACCTTTTCCCTGGCCAGCTTGCGAATCATGGATTTCACGGCCTGCTTGCCCACTGCTCCAGCAGCCGCCCCGCCGATGGTCCCTTCCGGGCCTATTGCTGAACCGGCGATCGCGCCGGCGGCCGAGGTTACCGCCGCCTCGCCGATGGACGGCACCAGACTCCCGAAGGTACCGGCGGCCCAGTCACCCACGTCACCGATGCTCTTGATATCCTCGATGTTCTGGACGCGTCCCGCATGTTTGGTCGCTTCTTCCTCGTGTTCCAGGAACCCTTTGTATCCCCAGTCGCGCAGAGCGTCTATCCCGAGGCCGGAACCGATAAGACCGGCAGCGCCATACCCGGCGCTCTTCAATCCCTCCATGCCGCGCTTCACGCCCTTGACGAATTCCCCCTCTTCCGCAACAGGATCGGGAGGAGGGGTGTACGGGGCAACCGGCTCCTTGAGAATGCTTTTCAACGCATCTGACGCATCAACATTCAAGAAATCAGGAACATCGTAATCGTATACGCCCATTATCAGACCCCCTGTTCGTCGACGGGTTTATTTGCCGTTTTCGGGAAACGGTCCATGTTAGGGATGTCCTCGTACAACTTGATACCCTTGGCCTGTGAAGCTCGCTGCAGGTCGCCGAACGCGCGCGCCATGGCGTCAGCTTTCGGATACCCGGCCTGGAGATATCGATTTATCAACGGCTCGAACATCGTGCGACTTACGCCGATTCCCATCCGTCCAGGATTTGCCGGGTTGAAATAGATTGCATAGTCGTTGTCCGGATCGTCCGCCATGGCGAATTTTTTTGCCAGGTCCATGTGTTTCCCGGCCCACTCCTGGGGGAGAGCCCGGTCCTTGAACAGGTTGAAATATTTGTTCACGGCCTCCTTGCGGTCCTTTGCACCTTCTTTCGCCCGCGCCTGCTTTGTACCCTCCGGGCTGATGGCAAACTGGTTCACCGCCGCGTCGGATAGTTCTTTTTTCGTTTTCGCCTCAATCAGTGGCGCATTGATGGCCAGCGTCTTGTTTTGGTAATCCGCGTCATTGGCTTCTCTCTGTGCCGCTATATCAACCATATCCCCGCGCTGGTCCAGGTCCTGTTGACCCTGCCGGAACGCGATGGATTGACGCGCGGCGGACGGGTTCATGACACCGATGCCGGAGAGGTTGAGATCATCCTGTACCCCCTGAATCCTCTTCACCTCCCGGTCCATGGCCCCGATGTTCGGGTCTGCCGGGGCATCAATCGCGGGGACTCCCTTACCATTCGTCATGACATAGCCACCACTCTTCTTCAGCGGGTCTCCGCTGGCGCCGATGTCCCGGTAGTTGATGCGCTTGCCGTCCACCACGGCGTAACCGCTGCCGCCGTCAATCGGTTGGACCTTCGGAGGTTGCGCAGTTGGAACCGAGGTTGCCGCAGGTGAGGGAGGTGGAGTACCTGCCGACTTTTCCACCGCGGCATTTACTTCCGGATTCCCGCCGAGAGCGCCGATTCCCGAGGTTTGCACTACATTCGCCAGCGGTTTGGGTATCTCGGCGGCCTGGGCCTCAGAAACAACCGAGGGAATGGCCGTTTTCTTCGGACCCTGTGCCTGCACCGTTGCCGGTGCCGCCGCTGCATTGGCAGGGTCCAGCGACGGATCCCAATGGGCATAGAAAGGCTTGTCCACGTTGGAGCCGATGGACGTGAAATCAAGTACTGCGTTCTTTATCCCTCGTCCGGCGGAAACGGTTGTGTTCGCAACCTTCCCAAGCCCTGCCCCGTATAGGCCCTTAATCGCGCCACCAATGGAGGATATGTCGGCGATTTTCGCCGGGTCGGTTTCATATGGGACACCTATCGCGCGCACCCTCTGTCTTGTCTGGACGGCCATCTCTCCACCCCCTTCTGTGGTTGGTGTTCAATATAATATTGAACATTATAATTATTCTTTCTCTTGCGTGGCAAGAAAATACGACCCACCATACACCAGGAAGAAACCAGCCAGGAGCGCAATTGTGCCGACGAGCCCAAGAGCGGGCGACAGCCCGGCCCAGCAGCACACGGCCCATAGAGCCCCGATTGCAGCCATGGTGATTGCCGCAGACACCCAGGCGCCGGTACACAGCCGGCAATCAATCGGATGTCGCCGGTCGCCGGGCGGTCCCTTGATGAGCCACACGGTCCGCATCCGGAACCAACACCTGAAATAGGTAAACAGGTGGCCATTGACGAGCACGGCAGTAATGATGTAGGAGGCACACACGGAAACCAGCAGATACAGCGCGTAGATAGCGAACAATATCGTCATCGTCATATTACCCCCACCGGATAGAATTTCGGGTCGGCCGAGAAGTACGGGAACAATTTCAACAGGTCGCCGTCTTCGAGATGGTTGAAATTTTGCCCTCCGAGCGTCAGCGAGTAGAAAACCTTTTCCGCTGCATCCACAGCCACCGAAGCGCACGGGGTGGAATCGGTGAATATGTCTGGGTTGGTTATCGTTTCCGTGCCGGGGTCCGGAGCAATGAGGTAATAGGTCAAATACCGATCGGCAGCCATTGCGGCATCTGCGTCGTGGTTCAGTGTACCCATATTCCTGATCCATTCCGGCCAATAGAAATCATCGCCGCCGTCTTCCTCGATCCGTTGACTCCCTCCAGGCGGCGGACCACCTTCGTGGTAGTCATAAAATCCATGCGCCTTTATGTCATCGCAGTTCAGCCACGGGATAGCCTCTGACGGAGGATTCGGGAAAACCAGAATCAATGGATTGCCTGCCGTGTAGAGCGGCACTGTTTCCACCACGGTCTTCAATATTGTCTTGACCCCTGCCAACACGACATAATACGTAGTGGTTCGCTGAATGGAACACGATTCGATGACGAACTTGTGATACCAGTTAATCCCCCATGTCTCTTTGAAACCGCACATCTCCCCGGTATCGGAAAAGGTGAGCACGTCCTTGACCTCGGTAAAAACTCCATTGCCGTGCCTGGTGTCAAGGAAATGTGACGTTGTGGTGATGTAGGTATAGTTCTCCGACACGTCCCCATCAGCGTTCGTTACGACATCCCCACACTGAAAGAAATTGCCGTCTTCATCTTTCATCAAAAAACCGTCATCCAGGTACCATGAATCATCAACCGAGATACTGAACGTGCGTTGCTGAGAGACAACCGTAATCTCCGTTGCGCCCAACATGAACGAAATCTTGTTGTCGCGGCTCTGCTGGACGGCCTTGTCGCTGCTTCCGCCTGTCAGCCAGTTCTGTTTTTTGCCGCATGTGTAGTGCGAACCTTCGCAGGTCTGGACCGTCATCGGACAGTTCCTCCACCGCAACATCTCTTTACGGGAGTGGAGGGGTACGGTTTCGGCAAATCTTTATCCTCGATTGCCGGAAGAGTAACGGTCTTCTCACCGGCAAGCAGCTTCATGTACGCATCCGCTGGCTCGTCGGCCGGGTATAGATGCACGGCAACCATCACCATGCCTACCTTCTGGGCAAACTCAAGAACAGGCAAGGGCTCGATCCCCGCCCCCCTGCACGCTTCGCAAAATTCCACGTAATCCCAAGGATTGCGCATAGACAGAACTATTTTCATCCGCTTGGAACCGTCGGTCATCATGGACACACCCACTTTCTACGGGAAATACAATACAGTTTGTAGTACGCATCGTAGGACGTTCCCTGTCGCGCTCCCGGACAGCACGAAGTAGTGCCAGCGTAATGTATTGTTCCTTCGTATGTGTAGTCCTCGCCAGGCCCGCGCGAATAATCAGTTCCGCCATCAGTGACAGACCGGCACCCGGGACAGCTCGGCTCGCTTGATGTCGGGATATCTGTAGTGAAACGGGTAACGGTAATATTCATATCCGCGCCCTGGAAATATGAATATTCATACTCACCTAAAATCACAGTAGTATAAATGCCACTGTTGCCCGTGGAGTAATCCGGACCATATTCGTACCCATCCGTCAGCCACATTCCAGACGGCAACCGCACCCGTTTACTGCCCGAGAGCGTAAACCCTCCACCGGAAACGGTCGCTGTGACGGTCGCCGTTCCGCATCCGGTAATATCGGTAATTGCCCCGTTCGCAATGGTCCCGCCGGAGAACGACCATTCCACCTCGTATTCATCGCACGGGATGAACCCTTCCAGTCCGGTGATGACATAATCGTATTCAGCCCCCACGGTAGCCGCATCAGGTCCGGTAACGGTCAAGAGGTTCGGAGGAACACCTGAGTACATGATGGGGAGATCGTCGTAATCCTCGTCACTGTCTCCCGTGTGTACCGACCCCTCGTCAAAGGCGACCGTCAGCGCCAACTCATTGAGGGTTGTCCCGGCATAATCTCTGAACATCGGCCATGAACCGGTCTTGGTGACTCCCCAATCGTTCGAACCGGTGTATGCATTGGTTTGCGTTCCGCCTCCGGCGTCCAGCACATCAAACGTCACGCTCGCCAAATCCTCCGCAATGGTTAGCTTCCTGTTACCGCACACAGCCACACGGCCGGTGGAATCGAAGAACCACGGCACGGTAGGGCGTGATGCGGACTGCCAGCCAATCCGCGTATCCCCAACATATACTTCATCGTAGAATCCTCCGGTCCCGCCGTCCGGATTCGGGATGCCCGTATAATCAACTCCGACTACGGTCACAAGAGAGCCGCCGGCCAATGCCGCGCCCAACACCTTATAGCCGGACAGGAATTCCTTGATTACCTCACCGCCCTGGTAAACCAGATTGCGGTACGGCGTGTAGTAATCATGTTCCAGATCGGCTCCATCCCACTCGGTAAAGCCTGGAAACGACAGGAGACGGTCCATGGCAAACTGCCGCCCAGCAGGACCGCGCCACGACACGGCCTCTCCGTCCTCACCCATCCAATCCAGGTTGCCGTAATTCTCTACTTCCGACGAAACATCCCATCCTTTGCCATTCCACGTCAACACACGACTGCCGTGGTCGTCATCAACCAACGGATATTGATAGGTGGGAGTAATGGCCACTCCGCCGGGCTTTGCCCCTCCCGGATTGGTATTGTCACGGGGGTGACAGATGAAACCGGTCTCTCCCTCGGTGATGCGGATGAGGTGGCCGTATTTCGACACCCTGATGTAGATTTCAACGCCGTCGGCAGGGCGCAGGTTGTCCGACAACATCGGGGCGCCGGTTTCCAATCGGTCACGCTCCAGCGCCTCCAACTGTGCGTAGGCATATCCTCGGTATTCGTAACCTCCGAGTATCTGCTCCCTGACAGGAATTACACGGGGATTCTGTGCTTGTTGTCCGGGATTGAAAATGTCCACAGGGCTGTTACTCCATCGTCGTCATAGATCGTGACTGAGAGTCCGTCATTGGAGATGACGGCTTTATTTCCTACCAGTTTGCGGGCCAACCTGGCTTCATCTCGCGCGACGGTAAGTATATTCACCTGCTCGTTCGAGAGCCCTGGAGTCGCCGTGAGGTACTGAAGGTTGTCAATCAGAAGCGCCCTGGCAGCCGTCAGCCTGCCGAGGAGCGTCTGCATGTCGGCATTGGTCGAGAGAGACGCCAGGGATGTGGTGATAGCATCAATCTCGGTATCCAGTCGGGCCAGTCCGTAGGTGGCGTTCTGCAGCGCGGCAAGAATCGCCGTTATCGAGGCATTATCAGGGGCCGTGTAGTTTGCCTCCAGAAGAGGAGTTGTGGGTATTCCTGAAACCGGCGCATCCAGATTGTTCAGCCGAGCGTCTGCGGTAAGGAGCGGGGTTATCGGTATCGCGTTCACACTGGTCTGACTCGCCGCCGTTTTGGCGGCATCATAGGCCGCCGTGAGCGCATACCCGGTCTTGTCCTCGACTACCTTCGCATCGACCTTGAGGGTGGCAGACAGGTCTTGCGCGTCAGTAGAAATCACTACCCGGTTGTCCGATCCGAAAACGAGATCCCGAATCTTCGCCCCCATGGTATTGACCAAAACCCCCGCCGCAGCTGTCGCCTGGTTCCATATCGCCAGGATCCCGGCGGTGGAGAGGCTATAACCGGTCTTATCGTTATTGGTCCCCACCGTCACCGGAGCCGTAACGCTCCCCACGGAGCCGACCACGTTACCGCCGACCGAGCCAAGCACCGAATCCACCGGACCGCCCGCATAGGTTGAACGGGTGGATACAGCGGCATCGAGGTTCGCCAGTTTCGTGCTGTTCGCATCCATTTCCTGCCGTATTTCCGTGACAGTCGGAGGGGTGACGGATTCGGACAAGGGTGAGTCAATCGCGGTCGTGTCGACGGCCAGCACCTCACCTGTTGCCACGATGAATGCTTCCTGAATCCATGGCCCGCCTGTCGGTACGGTCACATCCACGACATAGAGGCTGTTTCCGTCACCGTTGGCCGATTCGGAATAGTTGAGGCGAGTATCCGTGCCCTGGCTGTTCACCCATTGCAGAGCCGTGAAATCCCAATACTGACGTGCGGCGTTCCGCAAGCGAATCACTGGGGCAACTCCGGATTCATATGTGAAAAAAGAGATCACGCCGTGCCTCGTTATTTATCGTAGCTCTATTGAAAAACTGGTACAGGATTTATTGTAATCTGTATCGCCTTTCACATACAACGTGGTCCCTGCTGTCTGCATTACCCACATCTCCAAGTAGTCGCCCTCTTTGACGGGTATCCAATGCGAATCAACGTGTATCATAACCTCGCTGGCTGTTGCTGGTTGTGTCATTTTTGCCGCACCTGGCTGGCCAGTAAAAAGTCCGTTTAACCTGACCTCTAACTGTCGTTGACCAGATCCGCTGTCGCTGAACCTTACTTTTGCTCTCGCAAGCGCATAACTGTAGCCTTTTGGGACTATAAACGCTTGTTTAATCTGACTCCATAGATTGTGGTCATCATACTTTACTGAAAACGATGATACTTTCGTCCAAGTATTATTGTTTAATGTATGGTCTGCACTTACATTAACAAGAGCCGCAACAAACGATCTATCCTTTGACATTCCTTCAAATATTCCTGCATTCATTTTTCAGAAATCCCCCGCCCTCGTCACGATAACATTGAACGTCTCAGCATTATGAGTCGATGCCCGAAGTTTCCAGCCTGATCTAAGAATCAGCGCAAGATTACTCAACGTCGAACTCCATACAGCGACCGATGTTGACACAGTTACGGCAGTTACCAGAATTTCTCTCCAAAGCCTGGTGTTAGTTCCGTCGTAAATATACAGTCGCACCACGCCAGCTGTAGTGTTTCCAGTAGCGACAACGGTTATGTCGTCAACACGTGTGCCGTTTTCACTGCCAGCAAGAACATCTGCAATAGTCCCTGAACCGTCACGGCCAGTATTCGCCGTGCTTATTTGCGCCATTGCTACTACTGGTGTAGATGCGTATTGAGCGACCGAACTCATATAAGTCCCCTTCCCTGCAAAATATAATCAGGGCACCCACCCCCTGGCCATGCCTCGCCATTCCAGGTCGGCAATCCGCCCGCCTCACTCACCTTATCCAGTGTTGACTTGTTCGTATGTGTATGTTCGCTTGCTATCGCGGCATATTCGCTGTCATGATTATGATCCGTCGCCGCCGCCCCGATATCTGACGGACTCAACGCGTCACTCCCTCCGGTCGCGTGAGTGCTTTTGTGGGCCGACGGCACGAACGACGAAAGAAACGCCCACGCCCCACCAACCCGGCCGAGAACTTTCCCATCCGCTGTTCCGAACAGTTTTTTGATGTCGGTCAACCACTTCGGCAGTGCAATCATGGTCAGTAATCCTTGATATTTTTCTGGTCTTCCGTGTCCACCACGAAAGACTTGGAGAAATAAACCTTTCCAGTGGTGACGTTCTTCACCTGGACAGTGACCTCTACTCCCTTATCAGGGGTCAGCACGAACTGGCCGTTGGCGTCTACGGTAGCGGTCCTGGTCACCGGTTCCAGGATGACGCCATTGCCAATCTGTTCCCGGAACATGGTCATTTCCACGGTATCGCCGACACTCCAGGTCGCGGCCCCGAACTCCTTGGCGCTCCCGTACAGGCTTTGCAACGCCGGATTGCTCGGGAGAGGCGGAAGGAACGCGCCGGAGAACGATTCGATGCCGCCCGCGCTCTTGGTCTTGATGAGTTGATAATGAGAGGTATCCGCATCCGAAAGGGTCCAGGTGTAAATCCCGGTCTCCTCGTCGTAGACGAGATTCGCAATCAACTCCTCGCCAATCTGAACAAAATCGGTCCCATCGTCCGAGTCGTACCAGACAACGGAAACCGGCGTGTCCTCCCCTGCGGCGGGCGTGGATATCCGGATTTGAACTGTGGCCGACATGCTGCCTCCTACTGATACGAAAGATGCGATACAGGTGCGGGATACCGTGGAGTGATGCTGTAACCGGCCTCCGAAACCCCTGGCGGGTAACGGTCTGCAATCAGGTAGGACGCCGTTTCAATCCCGGTCGTCCTGGTTGTCCCGGCGTATCCAACTCTGGAAACCTTTGCCGGGTAGCGTATCAATCCTGCGAACGAGAGAGACGCAATGCGCGGAGGCCTCCGCCCGTACCGGACAGTGCTTACGCCTGCCGGAGGATTCGACGCCACCGCGATGAATCCGCCCTCTCCGAGCCAATCAGGCAGTATCCCCATGGCTACGTCTTCTTGGTCTGGAGGGTATTCACCATCTGTGCGCAGGCGATGATGAGTCCCTTGTAGTATTCGGCCTGCTGCATTGCCGCATGCATCCTGACCGTGTTTTCCGACACGAGTTGCTGGATATTCGCCTTGCCGCGATCGGTGAGTTGGTCGGCGGTCTTGGCCCACTTTTCAAGCTGCGCCCTGACCTCGCCAAGCGCTGCCTCAAGGAGGTGCCCGTTGGATTTGAGTGCTATTTCGGCCTCTGCCGTTTCAAGCGCCGTGTCCGACCTGACCCTGACCTCCTCACCCTGCATTTCGACCTTGTATTTTTCCAACAGGATGCCGCTTTCCGTGACGGCCTTGGTTTTCAGCAGGTCGTAATCCCCGAGAATCTTCCGCACGTCGGATTCCACACGGGAGGTTTCCGCCGCCACCTCCGTCTTGAACTTGTCAAGGATAAGGCCCTGCAGCGCGTAGTATAGTCTCCAGACTTCCGCCGCCAGGTTGCTCTTTATCTGCGTCAACTGCACACCGGCATTCAGTCCGTTCATGGCGGTCTGATGCGCCCGTTCGGTCATGAGCGCCAGTATCTCGCTGCTCCGGTTGTCGTAGGTGTCCTGGTACTTCTTGCGGTGTTCCGCCTCGGCGGCCTCGGTGATGGAGTTCGACCGCGGCCAGCCTGACATGCTGTTTTCCTGCCGGACCCGGAGCAGAACATCATCGAGGGTCTGAAGGTCACGCGCCCTCATGTGATTCATCAAGGCCGTCTGTACGGCGTCGCTGATGCCCGGACCGCCGGAGTCGATGAACGCCAGCACTTTGGTAGCCAGCGACTCAATCTCGCCGGATATGCTTGACGGGTCGAACGATTCCGGATCGAAACCGGTAATCGTCGGCTTTGAAAACGGCGTAACCGTCCCCGGATCTCCCAAGTCGGAAAAATTCAGCGTCGGAGCCGTCGGCTTGGCGAACGGAGTCACTGCCCCGAGCGTTACATTTGCCGGGGTATAGTTCACCATCTGGTCCGAATCGTCATAGGTCGGCAGCGGATTGAAGCTGAAGAAATCAACGTACCCTTCCGCGATATTCTCCAGGTCGCCAACCGCGGACTCCGCCGCACCGATTACGTCCGTCAATTTGCCCTGAACGTATGTAGTAAAGCTATCAATGTCGGCCATTATTCACCCCGCCCGCATATGAGTCGGAACTGTCTCCAGTTCCACCTGCTGCAGATAGAAATCGCAGCCGTCCACATTTCGCCATCCGATTTGCGCCTGGCTCCCCTTGACACCCCCGGCCAGCTTGCGCGGCTTCCGGTGAACACCTTCCGTGCCCTTGCCCCACGTTACCGGGTAGGAGATTGTCTTGCTCTCGTTCACCGTCAGCGTGAATTCCATCTCTCCCTCACAGCGCCCGGCCAGATAGGCATAGGGGAAATATTGCACCGTATCGCTTCCGCATGTCGATACGCCACTCAGGGCGCTGGCCTCTATCGCCACACCATCATCGGTGTCTCCGGTCAGCTCGTATATACCTGACGAATTGCACCCGAACAGCCGACCCTTGTGGGGCACGATAGAGCGGAAGTCGAAACCTGTATACCGGGCCGCGCCCTGCGTCTTGACATTCACCACCTCTCCGTGAAACGCGCCGGCAGCCGTGCGGAGAACCGCCAGGTAATGCCGCATACCGTTCTGTTCGCGGAGTACCGCGGTCCCGGCTGCGAACTCTCCGGGGCGAACCTTATCCCGGGTCGTGATGACGATGCCGCCCGGCAGGCCGTAGCAGTAGCCGATAGACGTGGCGAACATGCAAATATTGCCGGAAACGTCCTTGAGACCGGTCTGTTCCCCTTTAAGTGTTATCCCCGTCTTTGGTATCATGGGCACGTCCAGCACCTTGCGGACCGCTCCGGGCTGCAACCATTGCGGGAGACCGTGCCCTTCCACGAAATACGTAACGGTATCCAGCGACACATAAAGCCCGCCGTCTACCGGCAGAATCTCTATTGCCGGGCCACCCATGGGAAAATAGCACTGCCGCGAATCCATCTCGTCCACGGTTTCCGGGTCCGTCATCACAAACCCGTCATTCTGGCCGATAAGGAGATGCTGCTTGAACATGGAAAAACAGCGGCCCGTAGGGGTAGCCACCTTCAATGCCGCCGTTGGAGCGGCCAGCGCGTAATCGGTCCCGCCGTAAACCTTGCGGATAATGGTCCCGTCGGACCACACGATGAGCCCGTTTACGTCCTGGTACGCCACATCGGCCCCGCTCTGTACGTTGATGTTGATGAACGTGGAACCGAAGGTGTCCGGGTTGAACCTCTTCAGCGCCGTCCCCTCATGAAACAGGAGGATGTCGTCATTTCCGAACATGGAACGCACGTTGCCGCTGTAGCGTTTCACGAAACCACCCCGACGGGAACAGCCGCCGTCGTTGTCCGTGTCAACATTCACCAGGTCCCGGGCTTCGGTGAACACCAGGCGGTGGATATTCGGGACCGGAGCGCCGACGTTGAGGGCGTCGTCTACGTTATTGCGGCCGTAATGTTTGTAGGTGATGGTGGGCATACCGTGAAAACTCCAAGTGTCGTTTAATAGTAGTCCTCGCCGTAAAACTCCGATCCAGGGACATAATCGGTAAATTCCATGGCCGCAAAAACGTCGTAAGGATCCGTTGGGCTTTTTCCGAATTTCTGCTCAAACGCGGCAAGATGGATATCCGAACGGTTTTTGTCGAACAGTTCCGAGTCCTGATTGTTATAGACCTTGTGCTTTATCCAGAAGATGAGGGCAGGATGCAGGCGGCTATGTATCTCCGGTGAATCCTTTGTCGCCTTCATGGGCGTAAGGGGTCCCCTCGACACTGACAGGTTGAGGGTGCCTGCCGCCGATGGAATACGGTCAAACCGTATTTTCCCGGTATCCATCCCTGTGACGAATGCCTGCGGCTCTCCGCACCGTTCTTGCCACCCAGGAAGACGTCTATCCATCATCGTATGACTCACTCTTGCAAACGGTTCGATTGCGCCTGTCATCCTTCCCCTCAAAATGAGAATGATGCGAGGGTCGTAGTCATAGACGGAAATGCCGGAACTGACCGCTATCTGACAGATTGCGGGAGTAGATGAGTCACGAAGCAAACGCGCCCTGATGCAGGCCTCCAGCTCGGCCTCATTGGCGTAGGCGAGCATCTGTGCCGGTTTCACCCTGAAATCCTCCGGATTGATTCCTGTCTCGTCACAGATTTCGTACCGTGTCAGTTCTTCGATTTCCCCGAACGTCATAAGTAAGCCCCCCACCGGTCTACGTTGCGGGGGAGGCCTTTACAGCCTTCCCCGCGTTTTCATCTCACTTCTTCTGATTCTCAGGCATCGGCTTCGCCGCTCACGTAGACGGTGCACACCGCCCAGTCAACGGCATCCGCTCCGCCCTTGCCCCACTGGAGTTTCTCAATGCCCCGGAGCTCCTGGAAGCCGACACCCTGGCGGTACCCATAGTCGTCTTCTTTGCGAACGGTAGTCTTTGTCCGCTGCGCCCATGCAACACCCAGCGCCTGCGCCCCGCACAGAAAGCAGGGAGCGACATCAATACCTTCGGCCCCAACGCCGGAGAGCACCGGCATTTCAGGGATTTCCCGGACGATTACGCCGTCCCATACGATGGAGGTAGGACCGGAGAACAGCGGGTTTTTCTCGCTCCGCTCCAGGGCCTGATCCCAGTGACCGTTCGACACCATCCAGTCCCGCAGGTCGCGGAAGGCGAAGGACGGAACAAACATGACGTACGTCTCCTCATCTTCCCCATAGGTGTACGGGCGGATGCCGTCACCGTTTGCGGTGGTTGCGGTTTGAGCCATTCGCTTGGCGAGTTCGACGACGGGACCGGTCAGTTTGTCGTCCGTCGAATTGATGTTTGCCAGGCTCGCTGAATGGTCGTTTCCGGAATTGTTCGATTTCGCTGCTCCGAACAGTACGCGGTCGGAGTTGTCCGCAAGCCATGCGTCTTTCTGCACTTCGGTAGCACTGCCGTACACCACGCCGTTGATTGTGTGAAGGGCAGTGATGATACCGTTCCGCAGATACCGCATGGCAAGATCTTTCAGCGCTATCTTGCCGGCATTGCGGATATCGATTGGTGAAGCCTGCTCTTCCAGGTTGTTCACGACTGTTGCGTCCCTGACTACCCCGACGGTAATCTTGTGGCCATCGTTCGGCAGTGCCTTCTCGTGGCCTACCAGGTCGGTGGAACCGTCGTTGGGACCTGCGGACGCGTCCAGGGCGCCTATCAGGTTGATGGTAATTGCATCACCCTTTTTCTTCGTCAGGTTTTCCTTGATCTGGATGATTGCGTTTTCGTCCGTCCCCATGTACCGTTTGAAACGGTTGGTGCGGACATACCCGGTAAAGAAATCGTCATCCCACTGGGCGACGCGTTCCGCTGTTGCTATTGTGATCTCGCTCATGATGTAATCTCCTGGCGGGTAGTTATCCCGCAAAGGTCAATTACCTAGGCTTTGCCCCCCAGTATTGCCGTCATGGGAGTCGGCCCGGTAAAGGCTTTTCGTTGTTGTGTCCTGCCGGCGCTCCTTACCTCGGAAAATCCGCCTTTCGACAGTTTTTTCGTCAGATCGCCGGACTCCTCTTTCCTCTCTACTGCTCCGCCCCTGTCTCCGCTGGTGATTCCCATACGCTCCGCGTATGCAGGCGCAAAGCGCCTGACGGCCTTCTCAAGGGCGACGACTCTCGAATCCCCCTGCTGGAGTCTGCCGGTTATGTACGTATTGATGTCATCGTTCAGATCCGCATCAGCCTGCGGATGGTCCGGCGATAGAAATGGAAACTCTCCGTGCAACGCCGCATAGGTTGTCCGGTAATCGGAATCTGCTTTTTCCCGGTCATTCGTGGCGCGTTGTGTCTCATTCACCATGGCAACGCGCACTTCTTCCATCTTGTCTTCCAGTTCCTCGACAAGACGCGCGGCATCCTCGTCATCAGGGTCCATCATGGAGTCCTGCAACGCCACCCGATACTTCCGGTTCAAGTCCTTCAGTTCCGTCCGGAGATCCTTCTTTTCCGCTCCGGAATCTTCCCTTGCACCGGTTTCCTCCGATGACGCCTTGCTCCCCTTGCCCGCAAGCCGTTGCTTCTCCGCTTCCAGTTCCGCCTTTTCCGCATCGAGTGCAGCCTCTTTCTGGCGGATGCGCTCGCGCTCCTTTGTCAGTGCGGCAAGTTCGGTCTTCACCTGTACGCCGGAATCGGCGTCGGCCTCAGCGGCGACCTGAGTTTTCTCGCCCGTGACCTGCTCTTTTTCATCCGCTGCCGTGGCAGTTGCGCTCTCACTTGCGGCGGTCTCCTCGACCGCAGACACAGCTTGCTTTTCTTCCGCTGGTGGATTCAGAATGTCGTTCATGTCCTGCATTTTCCTACTCCTTTCCGCGTCCCTTTGGTTCCCCCGGTGGACGACACCCGCCCGATTATCGGCGGCGACCCTGGTTCACAACTATCATTGCTCCTGGATGTAGATTGTTTTGGTGGCCGACGATATCCCGGTGAACACGATACTGGATACCGCGGTGCCCACACCGGACCTTGTGCCGATTCCCATCGGTCCCTCATTGGCATTCGCGGCTACAGGGTAGGCGGTGCCAGTACCGTTAATCTTGTAGGAAATGGCCGCTGACGGCTGGAATCGAACCTTCTTCGTTCCCGATGTCGGCGTATAGGTCACGTCGGCCTTGGTGTGCGCTACCGATGTGCCCCTGACAGGCGTGAAAACATCAGACATCACCACGCCTTTCCCATCCCTGTGGGCATTGCCCGCGAAGGCAACCGTGGCTACTACAAGCACGAACAAAACGATTACGGCCAATACTGCTGTGAAGTAATTAAACTTTTTCATCGTCTCTTCTCCTTTTCCTTTTGTTTTTTTGTGGTCACACCACTTTTTGCGGTTCCACGCCGTCATTCCTTTGTGTCTCTATCCCGTGCATCATTCCCTCACCAGATCCAATCGGCTGCGGCGGAAACATGGGAGAGGTGTTTTTCCTGTCCGGTTCGTAACCAATCCTCGGCACCTGTGGATGAGCATTCACACCCTGGGGATAGATGGGCGGTTTGTTCTGGTCCTCGAATCCCGCCGATAATGCTATCTGGTCCGCAACCCGGGTTGTTCCCGGCGGCGCCGTGGTGGCGACCTGTGCCGCCTGCATCGCCGAATACAGAGACTCCATCAGCTTCACCACCTTAACGGCATGGGACTGGGCCGCATCCTCCTGAATCTTCTCGGTCTGCGCGTTCGTCATATCAATCTTGGCCTCAAGCAACGCCGCCTGAAGTTCAGCCATTTTCCCTTGCATCGCGGCGGCAGCCTGTGACTGCGGGTCCTCATCCCCTCCCCGCAGTCTGTCCAGGAACTTCTTCTTGTTCCTGAGAGAAGAAGCCTCGACCAGCATTTCGAAGGCGACCGGCTTCATGTGCTCCGGTATTGCCGGGTAAATCGCGGTCAGCGCCTCGAACTGCTCCTGCATCGCGTTCACTACGTCAGGTACTTCCACAATCTTGAAGTCCACATCTATTTCCGCGATATTGTTCCTGATGCCGACCTTGACATTCAAACGCGGGTCACCTTGCACTTCTGGTGGCAGTACTCCGCCGTTTTCCTCCGCCAGTGTCTCTCCCCAGGTGACGGGGACATTCAGTCCAATCCACTTAGGAGCATCCTCATCACCCGTAATCCGTATCCATCGTTCGCTGGTCCAGAACTGCTTGATACGATTCCACACGGCCCGGCATACCTGGTTATCGAATTGGGAAATGGCCTCGAAGAGCGGTTTCAGTTCCGTGCTGGAACCATGTTGCAACTTACCCAGCGCCTTGCCCGAAAGGTCGCGGGCCTCGGCACCTGCGAGAGCAGCGTGTATTCCAACGGAGTCGATTTCCTGTTTCGCTTCCTGCAACAAGCGGAACTGTGCTTCAGCCTGGTCCATGGTAGGCAGCACGCCGAAATCTTTGCCGTACTCTCCCTTGTCAAACTTAAGGTGACCGTCGGGCTTGGCCAGTTCCGCCTTCAGCTTCTGGACGTCATCCGTTGCTCCCGAGGAACTGTAGGTCTGCCGTACCGAGACGAGATGGAGGTGCTTGCTGGCCCTCTTGTTGATTTCATCCTGCGTATCCAGCCATGCCTTGATGTATCCGTAGCGGCTGCCTTCGCGGTCGACGTGGGCGCTTTGGAGGATAATCGACCATTCGGGAATACCCTCTTCGTCCAGATACGGAGAAGGCTCAGGGTCGACGAGGAAACCGCCACGCGTGAATTCGCACACCCACGTCTCTCCCTTGTGGATGAATTCCATCTTCACGACCCGGATCCTCTTACGCCTGGCATCCGCCCACCGCAAGCGAGGTGTATCGTCGTAGGTGCTGGACAGCATGCCCTCCCGACTCAATGTCGCCGCCAGGATATCTTCACGGTCCTCATACCTGTCTACGGCCTGGTCGTAATCCATCCAGGCCACGGCATACCGGTACAGCGTATCGGAGAAGTCCTTTTCCCTGCTGTGGGGGTCCCAGCCCAGCCGGTCCCAGTGATATCGCTTGATACAGATATCGACCTCGCCCTTGCGGCCTATCTTGCAGAAGACCTCAACCCCACCGGTACCCTCGATAAGCAGATTCTCGAACACGTCTGATTTGGTCTTTGGAAACTTCGCCTTGTCGTACACGAATCTGACGGCATCGGTTGCCGTCTGCGCGGCATTCTCATCACCCGGAGTTGTCGGTGACGCCTCCGGGTCGGTCCTGGTTTCGAGCTCTACCCCTTTCAGGAAATCAACCTTCGGCTTGATGCGGTTTCGGGTAATCACCGGCTGCTTGCGCTTTCTGACAAAAGCAGCCTCCTGGGAGGTCCATTGCTTATGGTCGTAATAGTCCCGGCACTTCTCGGCCGTATTGCGGGAATCCAGCGACAACTCTTCTGCCTCATCGAAATAGGCAATCGCCTGTATGAGCGTTATTGCATTTTCAGGCATTGGTATCGGTCTCCTTTTCGAGCCTACGCTGTCTTCCAATCGTCCTCGAAGTCATCACCATCGTCGCCGTAATCCTTGTGCTCCTCTTTCGGTTCCTCCGGCACACTGGCCCCAACAATGTCATCCAGCGCCCGGCCGATAAGGCTGCAAACATCAACACCGTCATCTTCAGCGCCTGCCGGGAACCTTGTGAGCTGGCGCAACAACCGCGGAGCCCACTCCGCATGGACCGGCAGAAAAACCTTGCGCATCGCCCAGCGTGATTGAAACGCCCTCGCCCTGGTCGGCTTGTCGGTAATCGACGGGAGCCACTGAAAATCGCAGTAGATTTTCCGCTCCCGGCTGCGTTTCAAAAGGAACGGTTCAACGCTGCGCCTGATAACTCCCGACTCTCCGTACCAGGACAACGGCTTGTGCCGCTTGATAAGGTCCAACTCCTCTTCAATCCAGACATCGGATTGCGTCTGGCCGAACCACCAGTCCAGGATATAGAGGTCATCGTTCGGGTCGACTCCGAACACCCCGTGCTCCGTGTGGTCCCCGCCGTCCGCCGTAACCGCGAAGTCCGAGGCCCCGTAAATCCGCAGGTGCTTCGGTCTCTCCTCGTACCACTGGCAATTGTCAGCCAGGAAGTAGCTGCCGCTGTCGGCTGCCGGTATCTGTTGATAGAGAGCGTTCCAGGTTCTCGGAACCCGTTTGAACTGTGCGAAATGCTGTTCGCTGAACCATCCCGGCCAGAGATATTCCCCTATCTGCCGGCCCACCGGGTCATCACTGCGCTCGCATTGCGCCTGGATGCAGATAACCCGCCACGTCTCTCCATCGCGGCAAACGATATCCCCTGATTCCCCCATCCAGTCGCTCGGAAGTATCCGACCCGCCAGATCGTCCTCATGCCAGCGGGTAGTGATAATCACCTGCCAACCGCCGGGCACCAGACGCGTCAGCAGATCGTCCTGGTATGCCTGATAGGTGCGGTCCCGGATTATCTTCGAGTCCGCTTCCTGACGACCCTTGAACGGGTCGTCAACAATCAACCCCTGGCAGCGCGAACCGGTTATCCCGCCCAAAATTCCGCAGGACATATACTCGCTGCCGTTGGTCAGCGCCCATTCATCCGCCGCGCTGGTCTCGGAGCACAGCCCACAATTGAATACCGGTTTGTAGGCCGGAGACCTGATGATTTGCCGGGCTCTTCGTCCCATCCGTTTCGCCAGGTCCGAACCGTAGGACGCCAGGATTATCTTCGTCCCCTCGAATTTACCCAGATAGAACGACGGGAAAACCACCGAGGTGTACGAACTCTTGGCCGAACCTGGCGGCAGCATCATCATCAACCGCTTCAGCCGTCCCTCCGCCACCTCGTTCAGCGCCTCCATCATAATCTTGTGATGGACGGCAACCGCCGTTTCCACCGGCTTGAAAAGCCATTCGTCGGGATCGTCCGACATCGGAGCGCCGGGTATCTCAATCGCCTGGGAGAAATCAACCAGGTGATTCCTGGCTCTCCGCCGGCGCAACAGTTCCCGGGCCGCCTCTTGCTGAGTAACGCCTATCATCCCCCCGCCGCAATCTTGGCCAGCATGTCGTCTGTCAGCTCGTACCGGTGCTCATGCTCCAGCGGTCCACCATCCTTGCCGGTCAGCTCCATCTTGTCCTTGTGCATGCCGGTAATGCGGGCCAATTCCACCGCCGACTGATGCCGGGTCGGTACCTTCAACAGAGTCCGCACTCCATCCTTCGACGAAACCTGCTCGAACTCCAGAATAGCCCTGGCCTCATCATCCAGGTCGTCATACGACTGGGCGGTTCGAACCTTGTTGAGCAAATCAATCCGATCCGTCGTCATGACCGTCCGGTGATATCCCATCACCAGCGCCCTGGCCTCCCGGCCAATCTCCTCCTGGACTTCGGCAATCCTGGCTTTAATGCTAGGTTTTGCTAGTAGTCTCGCTGACTCCGCGCGCGCAGTACCGTAGGTAGACTTCGGCTTCACGGCTTGGTACGCTTGAGTAGCAACACCAATCTCGACGTACTTCCAGCAAAATCGCTCTTCCCACGGCTTCAGTGCTGAGGACGCGGAATCGTATCCCAGGTCCCCCGCCATTCCCGGCAGAACCGTTTGCCCTGGTACGCTTGTCTGTCCGCCCTCTTCACCCACCACAACACCTCTCAAACGAAAAAACCCGCACCAACAGCCAATCATAGCCACATGGTGCGGGTCTCAGTTACCCTTTCAGGTTTTGACTTACCGCTTTCTTATTTGTATCGCGTCTGAATTGCTACATCGGCAACCTTTCCGTCAGACACATTCACCGTCAACTGGAGAAACGGAACATCGATAAACCCGAGAGCAGATAAACACTCAGTCAACTTTCTCTTCCATTCCGGGTCTAATGATTTACCCGCTGGCATCCCCGACCTCCAGAAATGTGTTTACCATCACCCCTACATCAAAAACAAAATTTGTTCAATATTTTATTGAACAGTTTTCTTACATCAACGCTCCGCGATACATCCTCATCCTCAACAACTCTTCGTTCACCATTGGAACGTCCTGAACCACTGGAGACCCAGCCGCAACCGGTCGCCACTTAACCGCCTTCGGTTTGCGTTTCTTCGGCTGTTTTGCCGCCAGTTCCGCTCTTTCAGCCCTGCCCCGCACGCCCTTCTGGAGACCGGAGCAAGTTTTATCGCAGTATATCCGTTTCCCCCACTGCTGCTTATTTTCGTATGGTTTCCTCACCAGCGGTTTCTGGCAGCCGATGTATCCGCACAGCCTGACGTCATCCATAGCCTACCCTCCCTCTCCCTGCACGCTGTGACTTCCCGAATTTCCTCTCCAACCGGCAAAAAAGCTCATCAACCTGACGCATTCTCACATCCGGCGGCGTGTTATCGGGTTTTCGCTCCGGTTGCGGAAGCGCCGGCAGAGGCGGCATTCGTACCTGCTCGGCAGCCTCTCGCAGCTCCCCCGGCTTCGGGAAAAACGACTTGTGGCCGTAGTACCACTTCGCCCCGAGCTCCACCCGTTCGATGCTGAGATCCTCCAACGCCTCGAACCAGTCGGCAAGGTCCTCCCTAGTCAACTCCCTCGGCACTTCCTCCCTGCTTGCTCCACGCCCCTTGACCACCGGGTATTTCTTCGCCAGCCAGTACATCACCGTCGCAAACCGCGCTTTATCCGCATCCCGCATCACTCACCCCCACGAAATCTCGGCACGCCTGCCTGTTCGACTCCCGCACCTGCTCCGCCAGCGATACCCCGCCACCCCCAGGACCCGGGGCATCAGGGCTGGCCCTACCGTTCGGCAGCTTACGGAACCAGCGAATCACCAACAGCCAAGGGTCAGGGCCGATATCCTCCCTGCGGTACTTCGCCACCAGTTCCTCCATCTCCAGGTCGATATCCGCATCCGGGAACGTCTCCCGGAGATAGTCCCGCTTTTCCGCCACGCACTCCCGCAGCGCCTGCTCGGTGTGCGAAATACCCGCCCGCCCGCTCGGCTCGTCTGCCGGGGGCTTCTCTGCCGCTACTGACTGACTTAGGTTATTAGCAGGCTTCCCTTCCTCTTCCTTTTCCCTTCCCTTCCCTTCCCTTCCTGTCGTCTCTGGTGTTTCCCCGGTGTTTCCCTGTTGTTTCTCCGGTGGTTCTTCAACCTTTCCTTTACTATTTCCCGGTAGATTCTCTTTCGGAGGGGTAGGATATCGGGACGGCTCTTGTGCCTCCTTGCCGGTGATTCTCTGATGTTTCCCGAATGTCGGAACAAACCCGTAAACCTTCCCTTCCGCCTCGAACCTGATAATAAAGCCCTCCTCCCTGAGTATTTCCAGTGTCTCCGCCAATTCATATTCCAGGAAAGGGAGAATATGTAGTTTGAGCGAACGCGGTCGCCACTCGAACACGCCCTGTTTGTCGCAGTTGCCCCACAGGCCCGCAAACGTCAGCATCACATATTTACCGGGATGCGCCATCTCCAGGTCCTGCAGGTCTTCGTCGATGAAAAAATCAGGCTTTATTGTACGGATGCGCATAACGCTTGTTCCCCCCTGAAATTCGCCCTGACCAGCGCCTCCGCAAACGCAGGAGGAACCGAATTCCCGCACCGCTTCACCTGTTCCGTCGCCGTGATTTTCGGGCCGTCCGCCGTCCGGTCGATGATGTAGTCATCAGGAAACCCCTGGGCCGTAAATAATTCCCGTGGCGACAACATGCGCATCCCGATATCAGCAATCTGGTACTCTTCGCCATGAACCGTTACGATGCCGAACCGGTCTTTCGTGGTGATGGTATGCAACGACTCGCACAAATGCCGGGTCAGGGGATGATTGACCAGTTGCATTTCCACCGCACCCGGGTCATGGTTGATAGCGATATCCACCGGTCGGCCAAGGCCTGCCTCGATACCCATTGAAGCCCCACCTCCTCCGGCAAAATTGTCCACCACCATCTCACCGTAATTGAACTCAAACTGAGAGGGAATACGGAACCGGCCGGGCTTCTCCGGCCTCTTCTTTACACCTGACGCCATCGCGCCCTCCTAAAACGTCACCACAAACGTCAACGCGCGGCCGCCGCCCAATACACCACCTTCCGCCACTCGTGCAACCCCTGGCAGGCATAGGCGGCAGCTGCCAGCACATCCAGAATAATCAGGAGCGTCGGGAAAACCTTAGCGATCATCATAATAGCCCCGTTCTCTGCACCCTGATATCACATGCTCTCTGGCCATCCCCACATCAGCCCCCAACCCCGAGAGGATGCGGTTCATCGTCTCCGAACTCTGACCGACATCCCACGTCTCACGCGAGGCATGTTGGATATTCTTCTGCAGCAGCGCAAAACCCAACTCCAGGACCTCCGAGAAGAGGTGCCACCATTGCCGCCAGGGGGAATTTGACGTGAAACGGGTCGGTGGGAATCGGTACATATTCGAATCGCTCACAGAATCCCCCCCTGCGCCGCCATGGCAATAATCTGGCCGGCGGCCTCCGGAGGCGAAATACCGAGCTTCGCGGCAAACGACACCAGCCACCGGCGGGCATCATCGGCGAGACTCACCGGCAACTGGTCTCCGGTCGATTCGATGAGCCTATCCAAAGGACTGCGCACACTGGCCCCTTGGGTATACTGCGTGTAAATCATGGTAGTCTTGACATCGGAATGACCCAGGAGCTTTTGCAGTTGCCTGATATCGACACCATCCTCGAGCATATGGGTAGCAAAACTGTGGCGGAGACAATGGGGAGTAGCTGGGCGGGTAATACCGGCCGCCTTGCGTGCGGCCCGGAATGCTTCCTGAACGGCGGTAACATGCACATGGCAACGTCCCTGCTTTCCATCAGGAGACGTAAACCGCGACGAGGCGGGAAAGAGGTATTGCCAACCGAATTCTTTGGCGTAGGAGGGATATTTCTTCGCAAGGGCGCCGGGCAAATCAACCTCACCCCATCCTTCGGCCAAGTCTGAGTCATGGATGCGCTTAACCTCAGCGACTTGCGCCCTTAATGGCTCTATTTGCGACTTCGGGATAGCGACAATTCGGGAGGTGCCATGCTTGCTGTCATAGACGCTCAACTTCCCCGCAGAAAGGTCAACGTCCTTAACCCGCAACGACAGGCAGTCAACCTCAATCCTGAGTCCGCAGCCATACATCAAGGAGTTTATGGTCTTATAGACTCCGTACGACTTATTGAGCAGGGCGGCAACTTCATCACGGGTGAGAATTACGTATAGATGCTGTGAACGTTTCGCCCGGGCAGCATCTATTTTGCCTGGCTCCACTTTGAGGACATTGCGATAAAAAAAGAGTAGAGCGTTGAACGCCTGATTCTGAGTGCTTTCCGACACCTTCCGGTCCTGGGCCAGATATGTCAGATAATTCCGAATCGCAGCCTCAGCCACGTCCATGCAATGAGTGCGGTATTTCCAGACAATGAAATCAACAATCCATCCGCGATAGACCTTTTTTGTGCTTTTCTTGGAATGATGAAGGGCAAATTCCTTATCCAATATTGCCAACCAGTCAATTACATTCTGTCTTTTCAGAATTTCATTATCACGTGAACATTTCAATTTGTTATTGGAATATTGAGTATTTGTCATACTTCATCCCTTTCGTATTATACAGTGCGGAGGCTGTATATTCATAAGTTATGCTCCAATCCACTCCGGGCAATGTTTCATCCATGTGTCTATTCGTTTTGG